GCGGATATAGGGCGCATCGACCTTCTGGCCGACCGCGACGGGGTATATCTTCGTTCCCACGACGGCAGAGACGCCGGTATCGGCAGCGAGGCGTCCATGCAGGGCTGAGGCTAGATCGGGCATATCATTTCCCCTTCTTCGCGGCACGTCGGGCCGCCTTGGCTATTTCTTCCCAGAGGGCGGGGCCAATGGCATCGACAGCGGCTTGCTTCTTCGCCTCGAAGGCTGGGCGCATGTAGGGCTCGGCAGGCATCGACGACGTGCCGTATTCCTTGAAGATGCTGTAGGCAGCGACCCCGCCGCCGGCTTGCAGGAATCTGGTCTTGCGCTTGTTGCGCCGGGTTTTCGCATCCTTGGGAGGCAGGACGCTGCCATCGATCCCGACGAAGGCGTAAACCGTGTCACCCCGGCTGCGCCCCTTGCGTCCGCGCCCATAGTTCGCCTTCTTCGCGACCTTGATCGATTCCCGAAGGTTGCCCTTGTCGACAGGAGCAAGCTCGCGGGCCTTCTGGGCGATCGGGTCCGCAGCAATCATCAACGCCTTCTCCGCCACGCTGCGGGCCGTCGCTTCCTTCCCAATGGCGCGCAGGGCGGCTTCCAAGGCCTTGCCGCCCTCGAAGCGGAATTTGGTTGATTTGATGCTCATGCGATGCCCGCCCGGAGTGTGCTGGTATCAACCCCGCGACGCGACACCACGATCTCAGTGATCGAGCCGCCGATTCCGGGTGTCGCTGCGATCGGACCAAAGGTCTCATGGTAGGAAAACGGAATGCGGATTTGCGCATTGATGACCTTGTGCATACGCCGCCTCGTAAGACCTTCGGATCGCAACGCCTCGATTTCCGGTGTGCCGGCGCCGACGCACAGGTGGTGCAGCACCTCGATCGGTTCGAACGCTGGTTCGTCCGATCCTGGTAGGCCATCGAACGACCGGATCAGAAACAGCCGCGGCTCACCGTCCCATGCGGCAATGAGCAGGGAACCGGCGTGGCCTGTCGCAGCATAAGCTCTAAGCGCGGAACTCGCCGCCTCAACCAGCGCCGCGGTGCATATCGGGAACAGGTGGTTGATGTGATCAACCATCGCGTATGGGTTGCCGCCACTGCTCGAAAAGCACCCAGCGAACGGAAACGACAATCCGAGAAAATGCTTCGCCTGCTCGATTTTCATGTCGCCGGTCGCTGGATCGAACCAGCCGCTGTCCGTCCACAGATATGCCTTGTCGCCATGCACCAGTCCGTTTTGCAGCGTCATGATCTTTCCTTTCATAGAGGGTCGCCGAAGGAGTGGCTGGTGGCGAGGCAATGCCTGCGTAGGTGGCAATCGTTCCCCAACTGGCGCCCAACACGGCGGGCGCGCCGAGTGCGCCCAAGCCGGTTGCGACCAGCGCGACCGCGCCAGCGATCGTGGCGACCGTTCTCAAGACTTTCGACATTCAAACCTCCTATGCGAGCCGTCGCGATGTCTTGCGCTGCATCTGGGCGAGACCACCGGCGGCGCCCGCCTGCGCGATGCCCGGCGCATTGCGCGCCACCACGACACTTGCCCGGCCATCGACATGGGCATCGAAATAGGGCGTCGGAACAATCCGCACCTCGGTCCTGCCGCCGCCAAGTTCATTGTTCGGCGTGATGCGTCCCGACGATCGAGGCGTGAACAGTTCCGGCCCGCGTTCACCGACCAGATAGGGGCGACCGCCTGACACCGGACCGCCCAAAGCGCGGGCACCGGCAATCGGGGTGAGCAGGCTGGTCTGTATCGACGATCCGAAGACGCCCATCTTGCCGAGCTGCAGGCCGAGTCCGACGATGCCCTTGAGGATGCCCAGGAAGCCGCCGCCCTTGATCGCGCCGACAAGCTGGTCGACCGCGTCTAGCGCGCCCTGTGCCATTTCCTCGAAGGTCTGGACGATGACCGTCTTCATCACGGTGGCCTGCGATTTCAGACCGCCCAGCGCTTCCTCGAACTTGTCGCCCGTCTCCTTCAGCATGTCGTCGATGGTCTTGCCGCCCGCGAGCGCCGTGATCTCTTCCGGCGAGCCTCCTGCCTCCATGCCCGGCGTGTCGCGATCGAGGCCGTAGTACTTCCGCTTCGCAGCATCGACCATCGCGTCATATTGATCGGGCGTTAGTTCCTTCTTATCCCGGCCCTCCTGCAAGGTCTTCAACCGGGCTTCGAGGTCCATCTGCTCACGGATCTCGGGGAACAGGTCGGCCATGATGTCGGCGAGGCGCTGCCTGAGGTCGCGGAACGCTTCCTCGGTTTTCTTGGTCGCCTTCATCGCGGGATCGACCAGTTGCTTGTCGAGGCGGCGCATCTGAACGCCGATCTCGTCGACCATGTCGGGCACGTAGGAGTGGCCGACGACCGCGTCATACAGCTTGAAGAAGGCGTCTCCGACCGCCTTCACCTTGCCGATGACCCAATCCCAAACCGCATTCAGCTTGTTGACCAGCCATGTCCTGACGCCCGCGACCATCTGGGAAACCCAGCCGATGACCTTCGCGGGCAGGCCGCCGAAGAGGTTGTTGATGGCGCTGCCGAGATGCTCGAACGCACCCTGAATATCGCCGCGGAACAGACTGCCTATGGCGCGGCCAAATTCGAGAAGGGCGGTCAGCGTGTTGCCGATCTGGGTGAGCATCAGCTTCAGGGCGCCGAGCACGACCGGGCCGAAGACCTTGAGCAGGGCAGCCCCGACCTCTCCCAGCACTGTGATCGCGCCGCGTGCGAGGTCGCCGAGCGGGCCGTTCCAGAGTTCGGTGAGCATCGTGGTCACGGTCGACACGATCTGCTGTAGCGGCGGCCCCAGCGTATCGACGATGGTCTTCCACACCTCCTGCAGGACCGGGGCGATTTTGCCCCAATTCTGGTAGATCGCATAGGCAGCGGCGGCGAAGGCCGCGATGACGGGGATGGCAGGGGCGAAGCCTGTCAGGAACCCCGCTATGGCGGCGCGGGCGACACCGAAGGCGGCGCCCCATCCGCCGAGCGCGGTCACTGTCGTCGAGATGGTGGCGAGGAAGGGAGCGATGGCAGAGACGATCCCGCCGAAGACGGTGATGATCGGCCCCAGTGCCGCAGCAACCGCGCCACCGATGACGATGGCCTTCTGCATACCGGGCGACAATTCGGAGAAGGACGTGGCCAAGGATTTGATCGCATCGGCGATGACGGGGATGACGGGAAGGATCGCCTCGCCGATGCCGTCCATGGCCTGATCGATCGCGACCTTCGCCTGTCGCCACGGCTGGGTATCAGCCGCCGCCTGCGCCGCCCCTTTGAACTGGCGCTCGACCTCGGTCAGGATGATGCCCTGCGCCTTCGCGGTCTGCCCGGTTTCGGCAAAGGCCTTGATCTGGGCTTTCTGGCTTTCGGTGAACTGGACCCCCACCTTGGTCAGCGCCGAGATGCCCTTGATCGGATCGTTGAGCGCCTTCCCGAGCATCACGGCGGCCGATTGCGGATCGCTGCCCAAGCGCGTCGCCATGTCGATCGCGGCCTGTTGCGCCCGGTCGAACTGCTCGTTCGCGACGTTGCCGAAGGTCAAGAGGTTGGCCGTGACTTTCGTCAGGATCGCGTCGGCGTCGAAGAGCGAATGCATCTCCATCGCGTCGGCCGCCTTGGCGAGCTGGTCCGCTGTCTTGCCCGATACATTGCCCATCGAGGCGAGCGCGGCTTCGACCTGGCCCATTGCCGCGCGCTGATCGAGCGCGCCCTTGACCGCTGCCGCGCCCAATGCGGTGAGCGGCAGCGTCAGGCCAACGGAGAGCTTCTTGCCGAAGGACTGCATCCCTTCGCCGATCTTTTCGAACCGGCGCTGCGCGGCTTTGAAATCCTTCTCGGCGACAGAGAGGCCGGAGCGGAACGCGCCGCTGTCGAGGCCCAGCCGGACGAGCAGGCTGCCAACGGTTTCAGCCATTGCGTTTCACCTTCCTGATCCTGATGCTCGACTCGCCGCCATTGGCTTCCTGCCGGGCCTTCATGCGGCGCATCATCGCGAGCAGGCTTCTGGCCCCGGCATCCCGATCAGCCCGTTCCTCCTGTTCGGTGAGGATCGGCTTCGGCAGGTATTCGGGGAGCTTCTTCAGCCGCTTTTCGCGGGCGAAGCATTCACCGGCATAGGCACCGGCGATGACAAGCTGGTGCATCATGTTCGTGCGCTTCGCGGCGCCCAGCATCGCGGCGTTGAAGGTGCCGAACGTCTGTGCCCAGAAGGCGTCGGGGTCGAAACCTGCGGCGGTCCAGTGCGTGAGCATGTCGAAGTAATCTACCGCGGCTTCGGTGCGCGCTTCGCCTTGGCCTTTCCCGGCTCCCCGGACTTGCCGCCACCGAAATACTGGCCGATGCCTTCGATCACCCACTGAGTCACCGGCTCGAGTCCGGCCGCGTCGATAAGTTCGTCGCTCGCCGAGCGGGTCATGGGATGATCGGCCTGAAGCGCTGCCCACCAAACGGCGCTGATCGTGTTCATTGCCGGCGCGTCGGCGGTGAAGGCCTTGGTGATGGAAACGCCCAGCTCCTGCTCGGCGAGGCGCGCGAAGCCGAAATTGAAGCGGAGGCGATACTGCTCGCCGGCGATGTCGACCAGCCGGGTCGAGGGGGTCATTGCGTTCGTCATGTAGAAAAATCCTTCTATGGGACGCGGCGCCTCACGGCGCGGCATGGGGTATTCTCTATGGGGTCGCCGGCCCCTGCGGATTGGCGAAGGGTTTGTTCCGGTCGCGCTCGGCGAGACTGGCGATCGAAAAATCTTGCTGTTGCGCGTAGACCGCATCGCCGCCGTCCACAGGC